CGGTTACGGTAAGCCAATGGACCAATCTCAATGACTTTTGCGACCATGTTCTGCCATTTCTCATTCTCACGAGTCTCCTCGGCGAGAATAATGCCAGATGCGGTCATTTTCTTCTTCGTTCTCTTTAGTTGAACAAGTACTCGTGCTCCCAAAGGCTCTACACCTGCTTCTACAGCAGGAAAAGCCCATGCCAAGTCTGTATCACTCATCTTTTTCTTCCTCTTCTAGTTGTTGTTCTATCAAATCCAAGACTTTTTGCAGTCCAATGTTTATCCCGACCATGCGTTGATAGGATTCCCAGTTCATAGCGGAGCCACCTGCTAGAGATAGCCCGATATCGCCCTGCATTTCCTTCACTTTACTGATCAGATCTCCGACAAACCCGCTCATTTTTTCTTACTTGTGTGAGCTAGGCCACTTTGTTTCTTCTGGCTTTCGCCTTTAGAACCCAAACTTGTCCCATCAAGCTTCTCGCCCTGGGCTAATCTCTTATGCATGGGCACGTTAATACCCTTTTGCTCTGCATCACTCGCCATGTTGACCTCCTAAGTGTCGTTGTGCTTCGTTTTGAAGCGAAATTGCAGTGTCATACTGCTCTTGCTGAAGCTTAGCGGCGTCTCGGGTGAGTTCCGCTGAAGCTATACGCTCTTTTGTCAGGTTATCAGTGGAGTTAATAGCCACTTCCAACTCCCTATCTGCCTGGGCTTTTTGCTGTTCGCCCGAGATCTTTGCCTGCTCAAGCTGTGTATCAGCCTGGATCTGCTGACCCTTGAGTGCCATCTCTTGCTTATCACGCTCGGTTCTACGCTGTGTCTCAGCCATTGAGGTCTGGATGAGCGCTTGTGCGTCTGGATCAAGCGGAGGTTTGGGTTGGAACTGCTGTTGCATCTGGATAAGATGCTGAAAGTCTGGTACCAACTGTGCAAATACCTTCTCACCTAAATCGTGACCAACGTGCTGTGATGCCATAGCAAATATTTGGTCAATCTGAGCCGTGTATTTTTCATTTTCGTACTGAACAGATTGCTTTCTGTCGCTTTGAGTAGCGTACTTTTTCATCATCTCTAGGTATAAGAGCGTGATGTGTTGTCTCAAATGCTCAATCATTGGCCCAATCAACTGCGGTCCGATAATTGGGTTCTGTCCTAGCAATGGGTTCATCACAAAGTCAAAGTGACCTTGGATGTGAGCCAACTGATCTTGCTCAGGATAAGCAAACGCTCCCTGACCCAAGGACATAGCCACGTTCTCTTCTGCAACATTGTGCTTATGTGGCTCAGCCGCATCAACCATTAACTCGTTAATGCCTGGCACTTTCATCTGCTTTAAGAATCTCTCAAGCACAGCCTTCTGGTTGAACTGGGCAGGATACTTATCCATCAGCGCCATTACAGCCTGAGACTGAGCCATCCTCTGCGTTTCAGAGAAGATGTGTGGATCAGAGACTGGAACTACATCTGTGTTGCGCTCAAAGTCTTGCTTGGTTATCTGCAAGTCTTTAACGATCTCACCCTTGCGCTGATCATCCAAGTACCAACGGTTCAGCCTACCAAGAATCTTAAGCACTCTGGCTTGTGAGTCATGAAGTCTGGCGTGGATAGCTGAGAACACAGCAGATCCCTGCTCAATAAGGGCTTGTGTGGTACCTACAGGCGCTTGAGCGGTAACGTCAGCTATCTTCTCCTCAGCCGTGGTTACAACGCCCTTGGCGGCCTGATCTAACCACCCCAATAACTCAAATAGTACAGGGCTAGGAGGGTTAAAAGGCATAGGCATAGCGATTTGCCTAATGTCATTGATTCCTGGTCCTGCCTCAATTTCTGCAACTTGGGTAACTTCAACTTGCTGAGATTGACCACTAACCTTAGCGCCTTTAAGCTTAAGCAGAGTAGCGCTGTTGTTGATATGTGCAGTATCGAGCAAAGCACGAAGAGCGCCAGTAAGGGCGGCACTAAGACCGCCAATAAGATGAGGTAAACCAACTGCATATGCGCCCCTCCAAGGAATAAACTTGAACTCCACAACCCAGTCTAGCTTGGTCATGGTTTCGTCCCCGTCTTCCCAGTTACGATACAACCCGACAACTTCATGGTCTAAAGTGTCAATCATCAGAATATAAGGTGCCATCTCGCCCTTGGTATATTCGTCATCTTCCCTCTCTAGCCAAACATAGGTGTGATAGAAACGTCTAACACCATCCTCGTTGTCTTGCCACTTCTTACCTTCAATCTTGTCGTTAGCCTTTTGTGAACCCGTTGGCTCAGCCTCCATCGTGGCACGTATCATCCCAATGTCGCGGTACATCCCCGACTTGATACGCATCTTGACTTCCCACTCGGTAATCTCGTGAACCTCAGTTGCACGCTGAGCGGTATAGAAGTTAGATGCGGCGAAGGGTACGATCACACGGTCAATCGGCAAAAACTCCACGCAGGGGCGCTTCTTGTGCTCGTCATACCACAGCTTAAGGTATTGGGAACCCCCAAGAGGAAGTTGGGTCAACAACTGCTCTTGTTCATCACGGAATTCCTCAATCTGCTCGGTGAGTTGCCAGTTCATGTAATCCCGTTTGCGCTCAGCACGTTCGGTCTTTACATCATCAACATCACCCAATATCTTTGTCCTGACTGGTCCATCAGGTGGGAACATCTCTTTAATCGCTCTGGATGCAAAGTCTACGCAGGACTCAGCCATCACTGGGTGAACAACCTTAGAAGCTCCAAAGAAGGTCGCACCACCTGGGCTATCGTTACCCATACCAGTACGCTTAATCCCGTCCTCGTACTGCTTATCCCGCATCTTACGGGCTTCTTTATCCTTCTCAATCAGATTGATGTATTCAAGGGCTAATCCCTTAACATCAAACTCTTCAGCCAAGTTAGCGTAGAACTTCTTGTCATCAGTCGGGCCTTTGAAGTCTGGATCGTGAACAATGACCGAACCATCGGGAAGCTCTTCAAGTTCCATATCCTCTGGTGGCATCTCAAAATCGACTGAGCCGTCTTCATTCTCAATCATTTCCATCCCGTCAATATGACGGTTGTAGTCCTGCTCAATGGGCATTTGTGTTGCCATGTTTATCCTCTATTCATTAATTCGTGACGCATCATTTCTAAATCATCCGCTACGTGGACTTTGCCACCACGCTTATATGATCCAGTTCCACTGAAATCATTGGCTGTTTGACCAACTTGCAGGTTATATGGGTCAAAGCCTTGAGCGGTATTTACCGTCATTGGCATAGATTGACGTTGTGCCAACTCAGTATCTTCATTAGCATTGAGAGTTGGAGAATAGGTTGCGGCGGCTATACCTGCACCCATAGGAGTAAGCATTTTGCTTGCAGGCACGCTCTTCCAAAACGCCTCCATAGGATCTTTTTTGTATTGATCCTTATTCATGTTAGTCACTAGGTCATTTGCTTCCTCAGAAGCGTTTATATGCCTATTTACAGTACCTCCTGGCGCATAGTTTGGCATGAACTCCAAAGGATTAAGCGTTACCTGCCCGTTAGCCAGTCTTAATGATGGGTTTAAGAATGATTCGTGCCTTGGTTGCCCAGGTGTAACTGAGCCACCAACAGCTAATTTTTTAGATTTATTTACTTGGTCGGCGCCGCCAGTGTCCCCACTGAGTACATTTCCTTGCGATTCTTCTGCCTCTCTAGCCCAACGAGTTGCTCTTTCAACCCCTTCACGTATGGGTTTTCCGCTCCAAACTTTTTCTCCAGGGCGGGTATTTTTTCCTTGATTAGTTCTGATTGTGTTTTTAATTTCATTTAGTCTCTCCTCATATTGATTCTTAAACACTACTTCCGTATCGTACCAATATTGTTTTGCGTTACTAATGCCAGGGATTTTCTGTGCCACGGTTGCGGCAAGATTATCCATTTTATTAGCTTGATTCATCACACGCTCAGCGATTTGTTTATCGTTAAGGCTCGACCAATCAAACATACCGTACCGTTGTTCAAACTCAGGCACAAGCTGAAAACGTACGCCAACAGCGGCAGGCATCCCCCCCGCCATAGCTTCAGAGCTTCGTCTTCCATCAACAACTACAGTATAGAAGTTAATGCCTTCTTTTGCCAGATTATCCAAAATTGGTTGTAATTTATCCACATCATTGGCTTCTCTGAAATAAATTTCAACACCTGGCCTATGAGTTAATGGATTAGGTATTTCATCATGTCTTAAAACTTTAGATAAGAACGTGCTATCTTGATTAAATTTATTGGCCTGAGACACAATCTCGTGAAGTAATGGGTGAGGGTCATACCCGTCTCTAACCACCACCTCAAGGTCTAATGACCGCTCTGGATCCCCGTATCTGCCTTCAGTGGATAAAGCTTTACTACCCATTACGGTAGCGCCATCATCACTGGAGTAAATTGCATCTTTGATAGAGTTGCTAAGACTAGCCATGTCTTTATTGGTTGGCGTAAATTCTGGGCGCTGTATAGACAATCCCGCTTGATAACGCTCAAGAGATCTGGACATTTCATTCAACTGCTGTTGAGCACCACGTTTACTCTCTAACAACTCATCAAATGTAGGCTTTTTGAGCACAGCATTTAATTTATTATCATCTCGATCAGCCCTTAAAGCATCAACATAATCATCAAACTCATCTAAAAATGGTTTTACTTCATCGAGTTGATCTTCAGTCAAACCCTTTAAACTCTTTTGAAATTCACTTCGAAGTTCTCTTAAACTAGCCAACTTTTCAATAACTTCAGTTGCGTGTTGCTTTTGTTCTGGAGTAACAGCAACTCCAGTATCTAGCATCTTTCTGAGCCTGTTAACCTCTTCTTGATTCTTGATGCCTGCAAGGTCAGCCTCTTGTTCAAACGATCCACCTTCACCAGACGCAGAAGTCCAATTCTTTTTAGTCCAAAGTTCTTTTTCTTTAAACCAAACAAGAGCTTGCAAATCGTCATCAGAAATATTTTTAAGAATATCGTGCTGTGACATATTTGGATCTGTGCGAATCTTGTCAACAGCTTTGTGAAATACATCTTGACCAAGACCAAATTGTCCAGTTGTTGTTCCGTCTGGCAACATAGAACCCACTACACCGCTTTCAGCCATTGAAGGTATACGCTCCTTACCCGCTAAGCGCTGAAGCAGTCTAGCCGCCCATACGTCAATTGTTGCCCTATCTTTAAACCCAATCAAGTTACCTGAGAATGTAATTGCCTTTGGAGCAGTAGCGCCAATACCAATATCAATATTAGGATTCTTAACAACTCTAAACAAATCTGTTAAAGCACGTATACCGTTCTCGCCATTGAATCCATATTTCTTTTCATTATCTTTGAGTGGCATTAATTCATCTGGCAATTTTCTTGCATCCGACAACTCTTGCATCATCCTTTTGTATTCAGGATCTTTCTCTTTAATCTCTTTTTTAGTTCTGGTTTGATTTTGCTCATTAAACCAAGTCTCAAGTTCTTTTTCTTTGTCTTTAATATTTTCTTGCCAAGCTTCCCACTTGGGCATCAATTCATCAAAGTCACCGTTGCTTGCTTTTCTCAACAAATCAATAGCATTTTTCCAATTCTCACGAACTGGTGTATTTGGTGATGTTGCGCCTAACAAATCAGCAAACATGTCTCCAAGACCACCAAACTCTTGGCGCAATCTGGATCTCATCTCTTTGTACCAACCTGCCTGACGAATGATATTGCCTGCTGTTTGATCTCCGCTTATAAACCTGTTATAAATTTCCAATACTTCATTCTTTAACTTTTCAGCCAATGTTTCAGTATGATTCTCATACTGTAAAGTATTTGGCTCAATTAATTTTCCGTTTGCATCTTTGTCAAAGCTGTATGGAATATTTTTATATTCAATATCATAATCACCAGGCTTGTCTTTGTTTGGAACAATTCTGTTTAACTCAATATGAGCCCAAGGATCATCTCCAGTACTTGGATTGTCTATCTTGTGCTGACGAACTTTTGCTTCTATTTCTGATGCGGGTACGCCTGCGTCCTTAGCGCCTTGCTTGATAACTTGTTTTTCAGCCGCAGACAATATACTTTTACTTCCAGTTTCACGCTCACCACGCTCAACCATTAGATTGTGCTGTGATATATCTCCCTTCTTCATATCAATGAGAGTTGGCTGATCTTTAATCTCACCCTCAATTGGTTCTGAACCGACCGTTAAATTTTTAACAGCTTTATCTTCAATGGCTTTAGATAATGGTTTGCCATTCATTGGTATATCTTTTGGCACTATAGCCAATTGATCAGGAGTATAAGCATTAATTTCGTCAGCGGATCTAAGTAAGTGTGGCTCTTCAGCCTGCTCATGCATTGCGTAAACATAATGCCCATTAGACAAATGCTTTTGAGCCTCATCCGTACTTGCAGGTTGGAATGAATGCTCTTCAATCTGTTCGTCAGTATGAGGTGTTGGCTCTGGTTCTTTAGCCTTTTTAGTCTTTACTTTAATTCTTTCTTCAGGCTTGATTACTTTTTCAAACGCAGGGCTGTTTGGATCTGTAACGAACATTGATGGTTGCGTTTGCATAACATCAGGTACGCCAGGTATCTTCAACTCACCCTTGGCAATCATCTCTGCAACTTTAGGCGATATGTATTCAGCGCCTTCTTTAATCATCTTAGCGCCTGCACGTACAGCCTTACCTACTGGGAATGGTGCGGCAACACCAAGCGCTTCAGCGGCCTCATTAACAGGTCCAGTCTGCTTTAATGGTAAAACGCTTAATATTGATGACGTTGTTGTGGGCAGGTCTTTTTTCTCACCAAATATTTCTTTTGATTCACTTGGTGAAAGAGGCAGGCCTGCTTCTGGATTGTTGAACAAGTTAGCTATGTCTGAAGGGAATCCAAACCCAGACGCTACTGATCCCCTCAATGCTGAGATAGGTGCGTTAGCTGATTGAGTAACCGATTCTGGAGTTTGATGTGGGCGCTTTCCCATTCCAGGGTACACAAATGCAGGCTTGCTTAAGTCTTCACCCTCTTGACCACCGTCTTTAAACTTACGCACTGGCTTAATCATCAACTCGTGGCGCATCATGTCAGCATCATCAGCAACATGAACCTTGCCACCTTTTTTATATGCAGGCAGACTGTTCTCTCCTACTCCTTGCTTCATCTCTGGGGTGAACTCCATGTAGTGCAGAGGAGTTGTCTTATTGTTTTGGGCAGTAGCGAAGTCATCCATCATTTGCTCTTTCTGCTCAAAAGGCATATCCAACCATGTTTGCTCAGGCGTGTTAGTGTGCTGAAGCATATCAGTGATGGATAAGTCAGTGTTTTTTGGCGTGCGTACTGGCATAGCGTTCAGCTTCATCTCAGCGCCATATGGCTTGCCAATGTCATTAAAGGTGTTGGGGATGCGCTTGTCATAAGCGGCTTTCATTCCCGCTTCCGTACTTTCCCCTTTATTATTTTTAGGAAAACGGAGATGATTTTCATAACCATTAGTTAATGCTATGCCGTCATACCCATTGTCAATTGCGTGTTTGACCAAGTCCTTGCTTACCATTTCCTCCCAATTCTTTTTGAATGGGGCATCTGGTACGTCTTTATTCTTTTGAGCCAACTCACTAAAACGCGCATAAGCTACTGGGTCACTCATTAAATCAATTAAATCATTAAGTGGAATCTTTTTGAGACTATCAATCTCTTGTCTTTCTTCTGGAGTTAAGCTTTTGGCATACCCCTTGTCTCTACCCTCTTGGTGCCAGTCAGATTGCATCTCCTCAACGTGGAGGATCTTCTTGCCTTCGGGTGTCATGCGGTCAACTGTTCGAGCATGAGCCAATACGTTTGGAATATCTTCCCAGTGTGAGCTTTCATACTCCTCTGGATGGTTGGACAACTGGTACAAATGTTCCTGATAGTTATCACCACCAGGTAATTTATATTTATAAGAAGAATACCTTGGAATATTGTTATCAGTCTCTTTAAGATCATTGACATATGATTGAGCATCATGTCTTGTCATGAAAGGCTCTTCATTAACTTTTTGCCAATTCTCGTCATACAACCAGTGAGGATCTCTTGGCCTTGCCATATCTGGATCAACTGGTTCTATGTAATATTTATCGGCGTTATTTTCGCTCAGTATCTTCTTAGTTACTTGGGGCACAGGACGCTTGGCAAGTTCAGCCTTGAACTCATCCTTTGTCATCTTGGGCAATGCTTTGATCTCATCCAAGTTTCTATCAGCCAACTCAGCCTTCTTAACGCCAGGCTTCTTGCTAAGCTCTGTCATGAACTCAGCGCCCGTACCCTTGGCTCTTGGCAACTCAGCCGCAGTCTTATCTAAAGCAGAGAATAGTTTAGTTGTTCCTGCTATTGCTCCCAAATGTGCAGGGTTGAATGCCATAGCCATATCTTCAGCCGTTGGGGCTTTCATGTCTGCAAAATAAGATTTTGGATCTGTAATTAATTGTTTGGCACCTTGATATACACGAGAAGGCATATTGATTAATGCCTGAGTATTTGCCTTGGCAGACTCAATAGGTGCAAATGGTGCTGATGGTTGGTTAGCCATGAAGCGGAGCCAGTCCGACCCGCTAAATGATGAGTTGTCAGCCATAGGTGTGCCTCATGGTAGATATTGCCCTCAAGTGTACCCTTGCTAGATACTATTAATCAATGTGCAAAGCTCTTCAACCGTTAACTCAACCTGCTCAGGCTTTATGGCTGATTCAGGGATCTTCTTACCAATCAAGTCTTCAGCATCAAACAGCACCTCAATGAATACCAGTGAGTCAAGCCCCAAGTCAGATACCCTAGCATCTGGCGTTATATTGTTTGGGTTGATGTTGTACTTGTTAACCAGTAAATCTTTAAATTGGTCGAATGTAATCATACGTCTCCTTTGTTTACTTAATTATTACTTACTGAACCCAAATGGGCATTTTTTAGACTCTTGGTTTTCTTTTAATCTTCTAAACGTATAGTACTTGTTTCTGAAAGACAAGGACGAATGTTTTGCACGGATATTAAGAATTTCAATGTCGCTGACTAAATGTCTATTGAGAACAACTTCTTTCTCGGTCATGGGAATAATGTTAGCCAATGGCAATCCTACTGGAATAACCATTCTTTCAGCATCTTTGTGTACAAAAAAATTAAAGTTTGTTGAGTGTTGATAATAATATTCATTAATCCCAGGCGGGACTTCTATGGGGCAATTGTCTTGATTGTAATAATCTCCCATGTACATAAACCCAACATTCTTTTCAGACTTCAAAAGCCAAGGAGAAATCAGCTTAATGTGTATATATTCATTCTTGAAACCATCTCGTTGTATAGGATCGTGAAAATCTAACTCAGATTTCCTGTCTGAATACTGCCATGAATTCGTTGACAAACTTAAATCTAAATCACTCCACATTGGAAGAGTTATTGAATTCCTATAGAAATTTATGATTCCCGCACATCCCTTTACATTTGTCTTTGCATCTTTATCAGAAGTAGTCTTCTTAATATTCTTCCACCAGGTGGGGTAATAATTAACAGAATAATCAAGTGGAACAGCTTCATAAGCAGAAATATATTTTTCTCCAATGAAGGCATCGACAACTAATTTGGATCTTTTTAAAAATATCATAGATGGGGTGGTTCACATAAAGCAGTGTTTGTTACCAATTCGACTCTTAAACCATAAAAAATGATTGTTGAACAATGTTGTGGCGCTAACCCACAACTCCACCCCATCGCTATCATACAATATGATGGAGCCATCCTTTTAGGTAAAGCACTCTTTCTGGTATTCCTCGATATCCTTTGCAACTCTCAATGGTCTTGGCAACAAAGTCATCCAACTCGCCCTCCCACTTATCTCCAAGCCATCGGTTAAGAAGATAGATCTGGCCTTTTGTTAGGCCTTTGTCATCTTTCAGTGATTGAATCCATGCAGGTGTAACTATCATACGGCGTAGGGGTTGACCCTTGGTTGGGGGTTAGCATCAATGTAATCTTCCTCATCGTAGTCTTCACGTGGAGGTGGATCAATGTTCAGGAATCCTGCGTCTCTAAGCCATCTAAGAGCCTGTGTGAGCGAATCAACGTAATCGTCATGTGTTGCGTCAGGAAACGCACAGATCTGGCTTATAGCCCCTTCTGCCCAGTCCCTTACATATCCTTTGTTCATGCTTGACTCTGGCACCCAAACCCTGCCTGCCCGTATGATATTGGCAACAATTGATAACCGCTGAACTTTGTCTGCCTTGCCTGGGTTGTAGCTTTGTACGGGTAACTGTGCCCTTTGCAAATCTTGGATCAAGCTGATGCCTGCGGCCTTGTCCTCCACCAGAATCATCTCAACTCGCTTCTTATCCTTACCCTCACCGTACACCGTCTCGAACTCATCCATTACCTTTGGCTTGAGGTCAGGGTATTGCAGGTGGTCTTGCCAGGCATCAAGAATGAGCACGGACATCGGACCATCCAAGGGTTTGAATACACCAAAAGTGATACACGCTGTTGGGTCGTTGTGCGCCTTCTCAGTGAATGCACAGTCATAGCTTTGCAAGATGAACTCAAACTTGGGCAGAGGCATTGGATCTCCCTGCGAGTTGTAGGCAGGGAATAGTTTGAACCACTTGCGCTTGACGATACCCGTTAGCTCAGGGTCTAAGATCTCAGCCAACACCTCCTGGCGATACAGTGCAGACTCAGGGTCGTACTGCTCGATCTGCTTGCGGAAGTTTGCTGATAGATTGTCAATGTTGGCGTAGGTGGATGCTGTGGTCAGGGCTACATCGTGCCCATTCCTGCCTACCAGATCAACGATTAGATCTTTGGGCTTGGGCGTTGTCGTACATACAACTTGGGTCTTGTCTCCCAAACGAATGGAGAAGCTGAGCAGATCCCATGCTTCCTGTAGATAATCCCACGCCGCCAACTCATCTAACCACCCACCGTGGAACTGTGGCCCCCTGAAGCGCTCAGGCTCTGAGGCAGGTATTCCCTTGATGATTGAGCCGTTGATCAGGGTTATCTCGTTATCGTCCTTCAGGTGCTTCTTAATGAGGATCTGGGGCATTACGTTGATCAGGCCTGAGTCACCCATAAAACACACATCCTTCAGGTCTGAGTGTGTAGGGGCGCCTACCAACCATCTGGTCTTTGGCCTGGTCCATGCCTGCCACCACAGCCACTCTGCCGCAAGTCTGGTCTTACCCGCTCCCCGTCCACCGAGCACCAGAGCGATTGACCAGTCCCAACTTGCAGGGATCTGATGAGTGTGGGCTATTGACAGCCATTTGATCCTGGCGGCGTAGGCCAGTTGTTCTTCAGGTGGGAGTACAGCAAAGTGAGCCTTGACCTCTGGGTTGGTCAGTATCTCAATGACCTCGTCAAGCTCCTGCGTTTGCATTCTGCTTCTTGAGTTGGAGGTGCTGAACGATGGTATCCATAGCATCCTTAGCCGTCAGAACAACCTCAGATTGCAAGGGATTGTCCTTGTCGCCTGCAATTACCGTCCTGTCCCCATACTTTTTAGGGTTCCACTTAGCCAGGAGCTTTAGCTTGATCTCAGCCCTCATCTTGACCAGTTGGACGTAGCCTGGATCTACCCTGCCACCACCCTCAGATAGGATTCTCTCAGGCTCTTGGTTGATTTCTTTGAGGATATCTTCTGCTATGGCGTCCCCTCCCTGATCACGTGCGTGTGCGATGGCTCCCGATAAATCTGGGTCTTTATGCATCCACTCATAGATCTTCTGCCAAGCAGGCATATGCTCATCTCTACATATCTGCCTTAGTGGCTCTCCATTACTTAGCCTTTGACAGATCTCGTCTGCTAGTTCAGGGGTATATTTTGATGGGCGTCCTGGCCTTCTCTTTTGCGGGGTGGTTACGTTATCCATATTATTCCAATGTCGAACCAAATTAATGCCTATATTGTATATCAGGCGTTCTGGATTCGTCTATCCATGCGCCTTATCGTGGCTTTGTGCTGATCGTTCTCTATCTTCAGCGCCTTTACTTGGTTATCCA